CATGCCGGGGGGTGCAGGCCTCCCCGCCACCAAGGAAGGCTCCCTGGACCTGGCGCTGGAGTTACAGGATGAACTCCACGCCTCGGGGATGCGCTGGCTCCATATGATCATCACCGACCGGGTGGACCAGCCAATGGGCTATCTGGAATCGGTGGCCTGGGCCGAGTACATCATCTCCCACACCGAGGCAGATTTTCTGTGTACGGGGTGGGAATTCCCAGACCCCACCAGGGGCGGCGGATTTGAGGTCGCGGACGGGACTGAGTGGGGCTGGTCTGGCAATACGTGGAAGCTGCTGAACTTCCTCGGGGTGCTGCGAGACCTGGCTCCCCTCACCCCACTAGATGTGCATTTCCGCCCTGGGTGGTGGGCACCAGCTGGGCCGGATGACACCCACGACCATACGCTGTGGAATGAGGGGCGGAACCGCGAGTTGACCTTCGGGCTGCTCTATCAGCCACGGCTCCTACTGGGCGTTCGAGTACCCCTGGAGTGTCGAGGGGCTGCCGGGCATTGCCGGGCGGGTCAGGAATTATATGGGCGATGGTGCGTTTCGCTATTTCGAGGTGGCGCGAGACCAGACCACCTGGAACACGCGCATGGCGCGCTACGCCCAGTATGACGACCCCTCGGGAGGGTATGGCTAGATGCCCTATCCCATCCAGACCCAGGTCTTCACCGTCTTCATGGGTACCCAGGAGGGTATCCATTCAGTCGCCCTGCCTGCCATCTACTCCTCCTCCGGGTCCCGGAACCTCTGGATTGACAAGCTCGGCCGGGCCAAGAAGATCCTGGGCTATGCCAAGCAGAACAGCTCGGCGGTGACCACCAACACCGGGGGCTCGGCCACCATGCTGCGGGCCTTGCGCGCCTACCGGCAAACCGGGGCCAGCTTCACACGGCAGCTGGTGGGGGTCTTCGACGACGGCAGTGACGAATACGAGCTGTGGTACAGCACCAACGATGGGGTCGCCTGGACCTTCATCGCGGACCTCGGGAGCGGCTCAGTCGGGAAGGTCCCGGACTTTGCCCAGGAGGGGAACACCCTCTTCTTCGCCAATGGCGTGGTAGCGCCCAGGGCCTGGGATGGGTCGAACCTGACCACGGCGGGAGCCACGGGGAAATCCCCCACCATCACGGCCGCGGTGAACACGGCCACCGGGAAGCTCAACGGGAGCTACTCCTGGAAGATGGTGAGCCTGGACGGGAGTCAGGTGCGCTCAGCCGGGGCGGTGACCTCGAATCTCATCCAGCTCCAGCTAGAGCAGGCCAACCTGTCCTGGACGGCAGACAGCGACACGGACATTACCGCCTATGAGCTGTATCGCACCACCGGCACCGGGGCCAACTTCTATTTCGTGACCCTGATTGACGGGCGCACCACCGTTGCCTACACCGACAACGCCTCGGACCTCGACATCCTCGAAAACCGTTTGCTCCAGGAGCATGGTGATGCCCCAGCCTCCGGGTCCTATTTTTGCGAACCTCATATGCAGCGACTCTGGTGGGGACGCACGAACACCAATCCCCGCCGTGTCTTTTTCTCCGATCCAGGTCTCCCGGATCAGGTGGGTGCGTATAACTACCTCGATTTTACGGACCAGAGCACGCTGGGGGATATCATCACTGGGCTGGTCGGGGACTTCGAGAACACACTGGTCGTGTTTCTGGAGCGATCCATCTGGACCGTCAGCGGCACCGGACAAATAGTCTCGGACATCATGGACTGGGACATCTCCAAGACCAACGCCGTGGTCGGGACGGTGGCTCACCAGTCCGTCATCAAGATTCCCGCCGGAGCCTCCTACACCGATGCGTCAGGGACCCGGGTGGATTCCCCCCGCGCCTTGTTGGCGTACTTCACCCCACTGGGCGACATCCGGGTCTTCGACGGCTACAACGATACCGTCATCTCCACCCCCGTGAAGGAGACGCTCAAGACCTTCCTGTACAGCCAGGGCACCAAGGTCCACGCCATCCACGACATCGAGAACTCGCATGTGGTGTGGTTCTGGCCGGGCCCGACCCCCTCGGGTGAGAACGCTGAATGCACCCAGGGTGTGGTGTGGAACTACAACTGGGGGGTCTGGTATGTCTGGCCCACGATGCCACTGTCGGCCGCCGCCATCGTGGACACCGCCACCGACACCCAGGTCATCTTGACGGGCGAGGCACAGACGGGGAAGGGTGGGTTCTGCTACAAGTTCTTCTCCGGGGACAGCTTCGACGGGGACAATATCCCAGCGCGGTGGATCACCAAGGTCCTCTACGGGTCCCCTGATCCCCAGGCCCCCGCGGCGCTGATGGCCTTCATCAAGCGGTGGCGGTGGCTGGACATCATTGCCGAGGCGGACACCGATGTCACCCTCACCGTGGAGTGGATGGGTGGGAGCGCGTCGGATGATGCGGTGAGCAAGGGCGCGTCGAGCCAGTCCCTGATACCAGTGGGGTTGCAGCTTATTACCTCAGATGGGAATGGCATCGAGACCTCCGAGGGCAGCGACATCGTGGTGCCCTACGAGTCGGTGCAGAAGATCATCAACTTGGAAGGCACCAATGGGGACTATATCCAGGACGTGGGCTGCCGGATTCGCATCAGTGACGATGCCGCGAACGGGAGCTGGAGCCTGGAGGGGATGACCCTGGCCTATCAGGTGCTGCCAGGGGCGGCGCGGAGATTCTGATGCCCATCTCAGGCACCCGCCGCTTCCTCCCGGCTCTCAACTATGCCCAGATCCGCGCCGAGGCCGGGACCTTCACCGAGCGGGCCATGCGGTCCCTCTACATGGGGTTCATGGATGGGCGACGGCGGACCCAGCGCACCCAGAACACGCTGGAGGCCTCGGTGCAGGTGGGCCCGGTGGGGGACCGTCAGTTCGTGGCTCCTGCTTCCACCGTGGCAGACGACGGGATCTTGCAGCTCTCGAAATACGTGGGGGGCCTGCTGATTGTGCGATCCACTGATAATGTGGGGGTGTTCCTGCTGGATACGGGGACCGTGACGGAACTCCACGACCCCGACACGGCGTTCTCTGTCGCCGCGGGGACCTCCTCCAAGGTGAACGTCTACTGGTCGTCCGGGAACAGCCGCTTCGAGGTGCAGAACAAATCGGGTGGTGCCCGTAATATCAGCATAACGTATCTAGGAGCCGCGTAAGATGGCACCCAATGGTATACTGGCAGCTCCCGTCCTCCGGCCCTTTAGGTCCTGGGACGAGGAGACGCTGATGGGGTGGTTTGAGGCCGATAAACCGGGGCTGGAGCGCCTGTTTGGGGTGGAACTCCCCTCCAAGGATGTCTTCGCGGGGATTTTTGCCAAGCTCTTCGAGGCCCAGCAGCGATTCGAGGCGCGGCTCCTGGTGGTGGAACACAAGAACGCCCCCATTGGCTTCATCGCCCTCACGGACATCGACGAGGACCTGGAATATGGGAAGGGGCACATGTTCATCGTCCCCAAGCATCGGCGGCACAGCTTGGCGGCCCTTCGAGCTGGACTCACAGAGGCCCGGGAGATGGGCCTGAAAGCCCTGTTCCAGGCCGTGCCACAGAGTGACAAAGCGACCCTTCGGTTGAGTGCGCGGGTGGGATTCAAGCCCACAGGCGTGGTGACGCTCAAGAAGCAGCTGTAGGAGACGACTATGGACCCAGCAACAATAGCCACGATCATGGCAGGGATCTCCGGTGTTGGTGGTGCCCTCGCTGGCAGCAAGGGGGGTACGAAGGAGACGGCAGTCGGGTACGGGGACCCCACACGGGGACGGTACATGGGGATCGACCCCCTCACCACCCTGGGCAAGGCTCTCGGGAACGTCGAGAACCTGGGAGGCGTCCTGACCGAGCGGGCCAACCAGCCCATAACGCTGCCCGGAGCCTTCGCTCAGCAACCCCACACCATGTACGGTGGGGGAATGCCCATGCCGATTGGCCTCTCGGGGTTCGACCCGGCCCTGCTGAATCCCCAAGCCCACTTAGGGACGCCAGGGGTGCGGTTCCCTGAGCCCGAGCTGCAGCCCAACGAGCAAGGGGAGTGGCACCCCGTGGATTACTACGGCCCAAAGGCTGCGGGCATGGAGGGGGTGGGGGCCAACGAGCCGCCACAAGCACGGGGGTGGATGTTCCCCGGCGCGCAGCGGCGGCAGCAGACCTATGAGACAGACAGCACAGGAGCCCCCATTGCGCGGCAGGCTGACTACTTCGGAGGTGGGTATGATGCCCTGCAGCAGCCCCCACCGCATATCCCGCAGCTGGGCGGCGGCATCCCCGGGCTGGCTGACGCCCTGCGGCTGCTCGGGGTGGAGGAAGACCCCTTCAATCGCCTGACCACGGGGCGCAACTACCCCTTTGGGGGCGGTGGCGGCGGTGGTGGCGGCGGGAGCCCCATAGATACCTCGGTGGGGAGTGCGATGCAGTGGCAAGCGCCACTCGAAAGCCCCCAGACCCCGAGTGGGGTCTATGGGACAGCAGGCTCAGGGGGAGGATCATGGCAGGGACCAGAGCAGCCGGGGCAGGAGACGCCAGCAGGCCCCATCTGGGCTGCCCAGGGTGGCCGCGAGCCAGGCGGCTACCCAAGTGGGGGCCCCGAGCTATGGGGCGGCGAGCGTGGCGGGGGATGGAACCCCTATGAGGGCATGGACGACTTCCGAGGGATGGGGCCAGGGTTTACTGACTGGAGTATGTCAGGGTACGAAGGAGGGGCCTTCAGGCCGGGGGGACTACAGGAAGGGTACAACAACCCCTTTTGGTCTCCACCAAGCCCAAAGGGATCAGGCGCAGTACCCCAGGGGAACTTCTACGGGAGTGTACCCCCCTTTGGAGTAGCTGCTGGAGGATCACCACCCGCAAATCTTCCTCCCGATAGAGCGCCTCCTCCTCCTGGAACCGGGTGGCGCTAGAGGCTTAAACCATGCCCACACGACGACAGCTCCCCGGTGGGGGAGAGTTCGGGGGTGGATTAGACAACCCCTTCGGGACCGCATTCGATGAAGAGGGTGCGCCCGTTGAGGAATGGCCAGGCACCATGTCCTTCGACCCTGGGGGGATTCCCGGGTCGATTGGGGGCCAGACCCATCCATTTGCCCCGCAGCCTGCACCACCACCCCAACAGGCTTCGGCACCTCCCAGTAGGAGGCCTCCTCCACAGGTAACACAGCCGCCAGTACCCCGGCCACTACCAGCACCCGCGCCGCAGCCTGCGCCACAGGCCGCCCCGACGCCGCAGCCCCAACAGGCAGCGGCACCCCCACCTCCTGCATCAGGGGTGCATCCCAAGTGGACAGGGGACCGTGATGCACAGGGCAATCTCACCCCGAAATGGGATGAGCCCTTCCGTGCGGAGTGGGAACAGGGACAGAAATGGAACGCGGCGTCGGGCACCATGGGGGCTCCGGCCCCGCCACCCGAGGTGAGAAGGCCAGCGCCACAGCAGCCTGCGCCACCGCCCTATGAGCCTGCGCCCCAGCTCCCCAGTGGGGAAGTGCTCGACCTTGATTTGCCTGCGGCACCACCACCGCAGCCTACACCGCCTCCACAGGTAACACAGCCAGTACCGCGGCCACTGCCGCCACCAACGCCAACACCACAGCCTGCGCCAACGCCGCCAACGCCCATGCCGCCACGGCAGCCACCTACGCATCCGCCGCCAGTACCGCCACGGCAGCCAGCGCCAACACCGCCATCCGTGCCCCCACCCCTGCCTGCTCCCCCACCTGTATGGGAGGAACCCCCGGGACCGTGGGGGGAGCCTGAAGGGCGGCCACCCACACCTCCGCCTGATGTGCCCAGGCAGCCGCCACCAGTCGTGGCGCAACCCGAGGCACCACCACCCCAAGCAGCCCCCCCTGCGCTGCCCCCCGAGCGGCAGATGTCGGGCCCGGCACCGACGCCTGAGCCAGAGGCTGCACCTGAGCCTGCCCCTCCCATGGCCCCCGCGCCACCGCCCGAGGCACCAGCACCACCCGAGGCACCACCCATGCCAGCACGCAGGACGCTCGCGCCAACACCCGAGCCTGAATTTGCCGGGTTCCCAGAGGGGCCGCAGTTTGGAGTAGAGACCCCAGGACTGCAAATAGGTGGCGGACCAGAGCCGGATGTCCGGCGGCCAGAAAATCCGCCAGGTGGATATCAGGCAGGGCCCCCTGATCTCTACGATCCGGCGGATGTCACACCCCCGCCGGATGTGTTTTCTGACTTCCTCCCAGGCACTGAGACACAGGCAGAGAATGCGCCAGGAGGATATCAAATAGCGCCTCCCCCGCCAGGAGGAGACATCCCCTTTGGCGATGACATGCGGGTCAATTTCCCAGAAGGTCCACCAGGAGGAGAACCAGAATTTGCAGGGTTCCCAGGGGGCGGGACTGCTGACGAGGGAGGCTATCAGGGAACATCCCCTGCTGGGGGGCCTCCAATAGATGTCCAGCGTCCTAATGTGCTAAGTGAGTTTGAGCAAACATTTGGGGAGTCGCCTGGAGCGCCTCCATTCCCTGACTTCGAGCCTTCAGGCTATGAAGAGAACCCCAATGTGCCAGGTGGAGGCCCACCGGGAGACTACAATGAGCCATGGGCACCACCTGAGGTATATGAGAGTGGACTCCCCGTAGACACCCTCGGCCCAGGACCTCCTATCCCCCCGACGCCCGAAGACCCTGTGCCACCGACGACTCCACCCACGCAACCTCCACCAGAAGTGCCGGTGCCTCCAGCACCGACGCCTCCAGATATCCCACCGGAAGTCCCACCAGATGTGCCTCCAGATATCCCACCGGATGTGCCGCCAGACATCCCGCCAGATATCCCCCCAGATGTGCCACCGGATGTCCCTCCAGATGTCCCTCCAGATGTCCAGCGTCCTCCCATAGAGCCCCCGCGTGACCGCCCGGTGCCCGAAGGGGAAACGCTTCCCGATCTTCCCTTCCAGCCCCCAGCGTGGACCCAGCAGAGTGCTATCGCTGCAGGGCAGGACCCCTTCTCTCAGGTCAAGAATCAGCGGATGGCCGAACTCCTGGCTGACCGGGGTCAAACTCGTGGGAGGGGGGTTTATGGAGAAGACACCCCCTCTCTCACTAGAATGAACGAACTGGCGATGGCAGAAACCATCAGGTCTGGTGGACAGCACCCTGGACAGGTCAGACGCCGTGACCAACGCCGCGCCATGGAGCTAGAGGGCGCACGCTCGCCCCTCGACGCCCTCCGTAGATCCCAGACCTCCCAGGCCCAGGCGGCCATGGCGGGACGGGGCTTGCTCGGGAGTGGGGCGGAGCTGGACTACATGTCGCGGCTGGAAGGCCAGCTCGCGCCACAGTATGCCGCGGCCGGGCAGGAGATTGAGCTGGAGGAGCGCCGCGCCGAGGACAAGCGACTCTCCGAGGCCATGAGTGGGGCGCGTGACCTCACCATGACGCAGAGCCGCAC